TCCCGCACTCGGAGTAACACCCAAGCCGAGGTTGCCGTTATTTTTTAAAGTCATTAAGGTAGTTCCACCACTTGTACTTGTTCTACCTTTACCAAAAACTATATCATTAGAGCCACCACTTGCATCGGAATCTGCATTAATAAAAATACCTTCTGGAGAATTTATTACTCCATTTTCAACTAAAGATTCTCCTAAGTATAAAAATGACTTAACTGTTAATGTAGAGCTAAACATACCTGCACCAACCACATCAAGTTTAACCGAAGGCGATGTCGTACCAATACCAAGTCCTGTGGTCGTTAGTCGCATACGTTCTGCACTACTTACATTAAATACAATTGGTGCTGAATTTGCGGCTTGTATATTAAAAATAGAATTTTCTACACCTATTTGTCCATAAGTTATTCCCCCATATTGAAATATGGAATATGACCCAGTTGATGCATTGTTTAAGGTTAATGTTGTATATGTAGAACCATAAGAAACTGGGGCTGTATTAATTCCTATATTTCCGTTTGAATCTGTTTGTACAGAACTATTTCCTATCGTTGTACTCCCCGTAAACTTAGGCAAGTAGTTTGTCGTTCCCGTTCCCGTTACTGGGTTGGTTAAGGCTGACTGCTTGTTGTTGAATGTGTTCCAATCGGTTGATGTAATGTAACCGCTTGTAGTAGAGTTGGCTTGGCTCATTTGAAACACTCCCGTTACGTTGTCATAACTTAAAGGAGTGATAGCCGACAAGTCGGTTTTAGCAATGTAACTGCTTGGATTAGATGCCAAGTAATATGTGCTATTATCATAGCTTATTGTCGTTCCGCTAATCTTAACAAAACCCGTTCCATTGAGGGCAGCTTGTTTGGAATTAAAAGTAGTCCAATCGGTGCTGCTCAAAGCACCAGTTGTTGAACCACTTGCCAAAGCAAGGCTCAATTGTTGAGTGCTTAGGCTAAGACCATTAGCCGTCCCCAAAGTAACTGCATTATGCCTCGCTGCGGTGTTCGCTGCCACATCGGTATTGGCACTAACCCTCGCCTCTGTGTAGTAGAGGTTCGTCCCCTCCGTTACTTGCGTAGTGGTGTAGTCCCCACTCGCTGCCACAACCGCACCCGTCCTACCGAACACACTCGTTACGGCATCGGTGTTGTCATCCGTCCAAGAAGCCGTGATCGTGCCACCATCTTGTTGGTTAAGGGTAAGTGTCTTGGTTGTCGTACCCGTTACACTCGCACTATTTATTTTGTCATTATAGGCAGCATCCCAATTGGTTTGGGAGGCATTTGTTGGCAAAGAGTAGCCACTCGCAAAGGCAAGAGCCAATGTCCCACTTGAGGTGATGGGGTTGCCACTAATAGCGAACCCAGTTGGAACGCTTAAATCCACACTTGTTACCGTACCCACGCTCCATGACCTATCGGCTGATAAGTCGTAAGATGTGCCATTGATGGTTAGGCTTCGGCTCGTAGGCACACCACCCAACCCGCTCAAAGTGTAGGTAGGGACATTAAGAGTGCCTCCGACATAGGTGGCCGATCCACTTGACCCCGTAGTTGTCAAAGTAATGGCGGCCCTTGCTCTTGCATCGGTGAAATAAAGGTTTGTTCCTTCAGTAACCAAAGATGTCGTGTAATCACCACTTACGGCTATCACATCACCAGTCCTACCAAAAACACTTGTCACGGGAGCCGTATCGTAGTCGCTCCAACTCGCCGTGATAGTCCCACCATCTTGTTGGGTGAGCGTTAATGTTTTTGTTGTGGTTCCACTTACACTCGCACTATTAATCTTATCATTATAAGCCGCATCCCAATTGGAGCTATTGTCGGTGAGGTATGAGATAGTTCCTCCAGTGCTCTTAACGATACCACTACCCGACAAGACTCCTTGATAGGTAGTGCTATCAAGAGAGCCATCACCCTTAAGAAACTGCGAAGAGGATCCGGAGGCGATGAACTTCTGCAACTTAATATTGCTCCCATCACCCTTGCCAACATAGAGGTCAAATGTATCTGTAGTGAAAAGAGGCTCACCAACACTACCATTAGGCAATGATGCTAAAAGACCTCTTTTCAATTGTAATTTATAAGCCATTTCTTATTTTTAAAATGTCCCGTAATCTCCTATTTCCCATGTCCTATTAGCGCTCATGTCGTACACCACACCATTGATGGTAAAAGTACGGCTCTCCGGCACCGGAGTATATCCTATAACCCCACTCACACTTGACAATTGATACCTTGAGTTAGTAGCGTTCCAAAAGAGGCCTTGACCATTAGTTGGATTAGGTGCGTACACATCATGGAGCTCACCTATCTCGTAACCATTGTCAATCTTAATGTATATCTTTCCATGCTGACTATGCGCATACTCAACATATCCAAGGATAACCGTGTGGTTTGGTGCGGTCGGTTTAATGTTGGTCATCTTACCAGCCGTGAACGGACTCAAATAAATCAAATCACCATCCGCCCATGTCTCACCTTGCAATGAGCCTGTGGTATTTATCTCCGTAATTTGGCCCACATTAACAATAAACCCCTCTTGGTTGTTGCTTATGTTCTCACAAACCACACCAAGAGTGTCTTTGCTATTGGCATCATTGTTGCCTTGTGCCAACTCTACCGCCAACCTTTGACCTTGAGCGGCAGCAACCCTCACAACCTTATAGTCAACCCTATTAAGAGTGGCTCCGGTCTTGTTAACAACTCTTGACACCAAGCTCTCACCAATAGGCAAATTGTAGGTGTTGCCTTTCATTGATAGCCTCAAAGTGCCATTAGTATCGTCCCACGATACCACCCCTGCTGCCGATGGTATGCTACTATTGGTAGTGTTGTATTGCGTAAAGTCACCTACCACACCATAAGTACCCATGTTTAGGTCTTGGGTAGCGCCCGTATATGGCACATATCCACTCGATTCGTCGGAGTAGATAGTAAAATTAGGATAGGTTCCGGTAATGACTGTACCACCACTTGCTGTTAATGTTACTATTCTATCGGGAGCGGTATTGGTGATAGTAAAAGTACCCGACTCGGTGATAGGCCCTCCGGTCACGCTTATACCCGTTCCACCAACGGCATCAACACTCGTAACCGTTCCCATCTCACCCGTGCCACCATAGTCAACGGAGATATAAGTAGCATCAACCGTTGTACTTATGTACACGGGGCTCTCATCGTAGTTGACCTTAATGATAGGCTGATCGGTGGTATAATTGACTTTAATGACAACCATCTCTTAACTTGTTATTTGGTCAACCACTTGAACATATCCTTGCATCCATGTAAAGGTTCCGGTGTCGGTAGTTACTTGCAACTCATAGTTGAACTCACCAACGGTGTATGTAGCCGTAGTAACAGCGCTCAAAGTAACCGTCCTTTCATTGGTAGCTCCTTGCACAAAATCGGCATTGTTCCACGTGAAAATTGTGGTTCCGGCGCTATTCTTAGCCATCAATTTAAAAACATAAGTGCTTACGTTCTTAGCCGTCTCCTCACATTGGTCGGTATAAAAAGACAATGGAAATACATAAGTATCTCCTTTTTTTATGGGTCGTAGGTTGAACTCTGGTATCATTTTATTTCTTTTATAATGCTATATAAACCGCCTTCACACTCACTCCATTATAAGCCGTGCCAATAGTGATAGTAAAAACTCCACCACCCTCATCGGTAACGCTATAATTATAGTACCATTTGCCACCAAATCCAATAGCAACAAGCTTATGTGTTGCCGTGCTTCTTGCCGTAATCTTGCCGCTTGTCACCGTGTAGGTGTCAACCACACTAAGCTCGGTAAAAGGCCCCGACCCTTGCATGGAATAGTTATATTGAGCCAAAGAGCCAATGGTTGATGCCAAAGATAACTCGGTGATGATAGCGTTAAATTGATAGACTCTATAATTATTTTGGGCATCAATAATGTCCAAATATCCTACTATCTCACTATCAGTCCCATCAATATAATCATCAAAAAATGTTATTGGTTGCAAATAGCTTTCGCTCATTTTGACCAACCCACTTCCACTAATGCTAAATGATTGACGCCCTTTAATATACTCACGATAGACATTATTGGTCTTAGGTGCTAATTCTATCACATCCCTTGAGATAGTAATATTGGCATCTTTAGCACAAGCAAAAGGATAGACCCCACCACTTGTGTTGGTGACCGCTATTACTAATCCTTCCGCTTTTACTACGTCTGCCATCTATGTATTGTATATAAATTGTTCGCTATATGTATCATATGTCAATGACCCAGGAGCGGTGTAGTCAATATTAAATTGGCCACTTGTTATGTTCAATTGAGTGATATTATTGCTCACGCTCACTTGGAAAGTATCGCCAGGGTTAATGGTAATATTACCACTTGGTGACAAATTAAAAGTAAAAGCTTGTGGGTTTACCGTAACAGGATAATTCTGTGTTTTTATCGCCGTTCCGTTTTGCAATACCCTAAAAGTAGTAGTAACGGGAGTCGTAGTAGTCGTATTGATATTACCTGCTAAAGATACAACTATTGGCACACTTAATGAAATAGAACCCGTGTAAGTTATCAAATTTCCACCCGTCAAAGTGAAATCCGCAAGGCTCACACTTGTCCAAGGAATATATGTGGGATTATTGTAAGTTCCGGTAGTGGCATCAAGCTCTAAAGACTTGGCTACCAACCCTCCACCATCCTTGTCATCATCCCAAACCTCCAAAAGAGTGGCCGTCCAAATACCCGCCGCAAAGTCAATCTCCTTCATATTCAAAATGGCATAAATCTTGTTGGGGTCATCATCCTCAAAAATGACTGTGTTGATCAACCCAATTCTATCGCCACCATTGAAAGTAAGCCCATAAAAGGTGGCATCTATTTTATTTCGGTTAAATCTATTGTTCTCCCAATATGCGGTTAAGTTCTGCCTTCTAAAGCTAAAAGTCTCGGCAGAATACCTATACCTATACCAATCGGCATCGGTAATAGTAGTGCCATCACTTTGGTATATAGTCCCTTTGTAGTTCTTAGAGAAGCCATCTTGCAAGTAAATCTCATTATCACTATTTACCTTAATATTTGCGCTTTTGGTAAAAATAGACTTAACACCTTGTAATGGTTGGGTACTTTGGCCATTGAAAGACTCAATAATCTCAAATTTTAAGGCTTTGAACCATGCCTCATTTTGGCCCGTTGTTGGGTAGGTATGGTAATCGGATATAATGGCTATCTTAATAGTTCCATTATCGGGGATGTCCGTACTTTCTACACTTACGGTAATCCAGTCTTGTTCATCGGGATTACCAGCGTTATTATACTCGGTAAATAAATAAGTATAATTACTCGTGAAAGTACCATTTGTTGACACCCATGAGCCATCGTTTTTAAGCCAATAATTACCAGCCGCTCCGGTCAACATAACAACCATTTGGTTCATGTTGCCATCATCGGCAAAAGCCTTTTCAAAACGATAGTCAATAGATATATTTAATTTCTCCCCAGCAAATACACCAATGGATTGACTCCTTAAATAGTAGTTATAATTGCTACCATCGGCACCAGGCATCCTCACATAGTTATCGGTCATATAACCATAGGAGGTGCTTGTGTATATTTCATTTCTTGTAACACTACCACTTGGCACGGTTGTCCCCGTCACATAATCGGGTGTATCCGATGGCCCAGCCAAAGTGTATTTGAAATCCCAACTATCAACATTGTATTGCTTTAGAGTTCCGGTAGTTGTGAGCAATGAACCCCTACTAAAAGTACCATTGACCAACAACTCACTTATTTGCTCATAATTAAAGAGAACATTATCTATTTTAGTCCTTCTCTTAATATAACGCAACATATCAGGACTAATGGGCTTAACCTCCTCATTTACACCTACACTAACATCAAATCTCTTTTGTACGGCAGTCCTTGTACCAAGATTAGATGTAAAACCTCTTAAATTGTCCGTCTTAGGCACATAAAGCTCCTCCAATCTCAAAATATGCCATGTGTCATTATACATGAACAAAGTTTGATTGAATGCTCTATTTATCTCTTCGGTAACCTTATAACTATCCTCATATTGCGTGGACTCTATTTGGAAAGTCTTTGGGTCAAGTTTGCATTGATCAAGACTCGTATAGGTGAGGCTATCTGTCATCGCATCATGGAACAAGTTGTTAAAAATGGTAAACTTTGTCCATCCTTGAGCCGCCGTGCTTGTGGCATATTGAAGAAAGTCAAGAGGTGTCGTTTTTGCCGTTATCTCACTACCACCATTAGATATAGGAAAGTTTTTCATATATCCAAGACCTTCCATCGCTCTTAGCATGATAGTATGGTTAGTATCTTGCCAAACTTCTTGGAACTCATCTTGTAAAAGGTAACCCCTCCAATATCCTATACTTGTATTATTATAAGCAAAAGTGACATAAATATCTGTATCATTATCGGCCAAAAAGTTATCTATACTTACACCACTCGCACTTGCTAATATCTCAATCTCGGCTAATTGTGGTCTAATGGGCTTGAACAAGTCCTCATCGGTATTAAACTCTTTTAATACAAATGGCCTTGCACCACCGCGAATGGAGTTAACGCTTCCGGTATATCCATCATACCAAAAGCCAACACGACAATCATAACCATCCAAACTCTTAAAGTCAATCCTATACTTTTCTTGGAATGCCATTAGCCAACGCGATTAATTAGTGTGTTTGTCCTATTCAATGACCCTACCAAATCTTGACCTCTCAAAACAAGGTTCACTTGCCCACTCATACCCAATGAGCCACCACCAACACCAGCGAACGATGGTGCGGCAATACCACCACCAAAGTTGATACCTAATATGCTTCCAAAAGCTGCTTTAAATGCTCCACCAACACCTTTAGTTGCACCTGGTGCTCCTGGGAATAATATTGAACCAAGTAAATTAACAATACCAGTAGCTATAATTCTTGCAACAACTTGGTTAATTGTTTGAAGTATTGCTTTACCAAATTCTTTAAAAGCTAACTTACCAGTATCTAAAAAAGTAGTAAACAAATCACTCAAAGGATTTGTAAATGTATTTTTAAACAATTCAAGCCCTGCCGCTGCATTTGTTTCTTGTATTAGTTTTGGACCTAAATTCTTAAAACCTTCTAAAAAGTTAGGAGCTTGATATGATGCTTCACCTTCTGCAATTGCCAAAGCTAAAGCAGCATCCTCAGCCTTTTTAGTCTCTTCGTTTGCTTTCTTTTGTGCTTCAGTCCTTGCTTTTAATGCTTTTGCTTGGCTTATTTGAGCATTTATTGCAGCAGCTCTTTGATTTGCGGCAGCATTAGCTTTTTGGAACGCCTCAAATTCTTTTAGTTCTGATATAATACCTTGCCAACCTTCTTTATATTTTTGTTGGCCATCTTTTGCACTATCTTTTAAAGCTTGGTCTTCTTTCTTTAAATTTTCAATCCTAATTCTTGTCTCCTCATTAATCTTTGCAATTCCATTAACAATAGGGTCAAGTTGAGTTAAAAAGTTACCATTTATTTTATATAAATTTTCAACAGCTACTCTTTGTGCAACTAATCTTAATTCATTTTCTCTAATTACTGCCGATAATACATCAAATACTTTACCAGTTTCTGGGTCAACATATTTATCACCCTTTTTTTGCTTTTCTAATAATAACCTTCTCTCATCAATTAATTGATTCAATTTGTCTTGCTCAACTGCAATATCTTGTGAGTTTTTAGCAAGTACAGCATTAATACCAGTCTCTCTTATTTTAAGTTTAATTAATTCAATTCTTTTCTTAGCATTTGAGTCTATTAACTCATTTGATATTTGAGTACCAATATTTTCTTCTCTTATACCAGCTACTACTTCTGGAGCAATTTTCTTTAATTCACTATAAGCCGCCAATCTATCTTTTTGGGGCTTGTCATTATCAATTAATGTTTTAGTTAAAATTTTAACTTTTGCCTCTTCTGCTGCAACATTACCAGTAGCCTTTGCCGTCTCTTCGTTAAATAACTTTTGTTCAGCAGTTATCTTTTTTGTTCCACCTAATATTTGAGTTAATGCTTCACTAAGAGAACCATACTTTTGTATGAGCGCAGTAACTCCGGCAATGATAGCACCAAAAGCAAAAGACAAACCAGCTGGGCCGATCAACGATGCTCCGATACTTTTTAACGCTGGGCCTAAGCCTCCCGCTTGTCTTGTCAATTGCCCAAAAGAATCTACAACAAGTGGCAAGTTGTTCTGTATCGCAACGAATCCAAAAGGCAAATCCCTTGTTACTTGGCTAAGAGAATTTAGAGCATTGGAGGCATTAGTAATACCTCCTGGTAGTTTGTCTAAACCAACCTTTTTTAAATCAACTAAGCTTTTTTCTAGTTGCTTAATTTGTACGTTAGTCTCAACAATGCCTTGTCCTGTAGCGGTTTTGAGTGAATCTTTTAACCGTTTGAGTTCATCTTCAACCTCACTAATTGACTTAGTGAAGTTTTCTATATTCATCCCTAAATCGAAAACGTATCCACTCATTTTGCTAACCTTTTAAATATTTCCCTCATCTCCTCCTCACTCATGCCATTTTTTACTTCATCACCAGGTAACTCCCACAATGCCTCCGGTGTCTTTGGTGCACTCTTAGGGTCACCCATAAGCCTAACCATCGTGAACATCAATAGCCTTGTTTGTCTATATCCATCCACTTTCTTGTCCTCATAACCTTTAGACATAAGGCTAAAATGCCTTGGACTCAAAGAGTAAAACTCATTAGGCTTCAATCCCAACTCACCTAATCCAAACGCTTCGACTTGCTCCCACGAGAGGTCTTTTTTTTTGTATCCTCTTGTACTTGAGTTTGCTTTATAAAGTCATTATCGGCCCAAACTTTAATGGCATTGGTGACCTCTTCTAAGTCACCTTTGCTCATTAAAATTCCTTCAATATGCTCAACAAAGTTCTCAAATGTCAAGGTAGGCTCAACATCCTTTACGAGACAATTATTATAATATCCGCTATAAAGGATGTGAGCTATTCCAACCTCATTTAACTCATTATTCACAAAGCTCTTGCCTTCCACCAATTTGCCATCACTTAGATACCTAAATGATGCCATGCCGAATTTAAGTCCAATCTTTTGGTCTTTAATAGTAATAGTGCAGTAATTCATTATTAAGCGGTTATGTCAAGAGTGCCGGAAGAGGCGATGCTTCCAGAGAAGTTGATGAACTCGGTAGTTGATTGATTCAAAGTAAGGTCGGTAATATAACCACTAAATTGGTGGTAATAAGCAGCACCAACACTTGCTCCTGTTACTGCTGGATTTTGTACCCTTACATTTACCAAAGTCTTGTTAACCATTGCGCTCAACAAGTCCTCGTAAGATACTTGAGATACACTTGGTGAAACTTCGCAAAGTGCATCAAAATCTATACTCATTGTTGGCTCACCTACGGAAGTCAAAGCTCCGCAGTTGGTTTGCTCGGTGGTGGAGTCAATAGTTGTATTGACGGATGATGTGCGCAGACAAACGAGATTTTTGTAAGATGAGCCACCAGCTACATCTATCTCTACATTCTGCAATGAACCTTGAATTTGTCCCATTTTTGTTTTATTTTTCGTTTACTAAATTACTAATTGTTATTAACTTTCTCGCTACAAAATTATCTCCATTTTGGAGGGGTAAATAGCTTGAGCTTATCCTTGCCATTGGGAAAACCTCAAAGTAGCTATCACTAAAACCATTGACTCCTGGATCGGGTATCAAAATATTGAGGATTTGCCCCGCTATGTTGTCCACCACCGCATTGTCATAAATGCGGTATTGCTCACTAAAAATGTCAATTACTACCTCTACCTCATTGCCAAAGTTATGGTTAGTATTTGCCGCAGTCTCACTAATAGCCGAAATAACCACATAGTTTTGAGGGGTAGTCCTAAAAGGAGTTTGTCCATACACTGGCACATCCTTGCCATTATAGGTTAAATTACCATTCAAGGCAGTCACATAAATAGTCCTCACATTGTTACTGCTATCCCTCATCAATTATTTTTTAACACTTTGTTAATAGCCTTAATCAAAGATGGTAAATAAGCTTTTACGCTCCTATTCATATAGCCAAAAGGAGGCACATTACTACCTGGCCCTCTTTTAAATTGTGCCGCTATCTTTTGCCACTCCTCATCCAATGTAGGTACATAACTCGCGGCATACCTTCCGGTACCGAATTCCATATAAGCGGCGTAGTCGGTTTGAGCCACCAATTGATACCTCATAAATCCCTCCTTTTTAAGAGAGATTGACCCTCTTAGCCTTCCCGTGTCAAATGGTGCCAATTGCTTCGCACTCGTAGCCATCAACTCACCATGAGCTGCTATCTCTTGGTCAATCATGGCAGTTCTCTTACTAACCTCATCTTTGAAGCTATTGAGAACATCACGGAAGTTCTTGTCACTAATCTCTAATTTTATTCCGGTAGCCACTAAATAACCACTTGTTTATATTGGTGATAGTTAAGTCCTTCCCACATTGGATATTGTTGAACCGATTGTTTCGGATCGGCATTCATCTTTTTACCCCTATTCTCATACATCCAAGATACAAGTGTCAAAATATCGTTTTTTAGGTCTTGAGGGATTGTTCCATATCCTGCTTGGTATGTAACGCTAAAAATACCCCTATTGTACATCCAAAGTTTGCCACCTATAACCTCATAGTCATCGTTAACGGTCAAAGTATCATAATCGTTAATACCTTCCTTTATTTTTACCTCATCTACACAAATCATAGGACTATAAGGTAGGTCTATAATCCAAACATTTGGCACATATCCACTAAGCTCAATATTAGCCCTTAGTTTCTTATTAACCAAGCTCCTCCCCGTTAGTTTCTCAATATGTACCCTTGCCGCGTTGATAAGGCTATCAATGAGGCTATCATCGCTCGTATAGTCAATCCTCAACCAATTCTTTACATCCGTCCTACTTACTGGCTCTACAACCGAATCCGATAGAACACTAACGCTATTTATATAAATCATCGCTATTTGTATTGATAAACCTTTTCTCTAATCCATGGCTCAAGCTCATCGAGTTTTTTTCTTGGGTCGTGTTCCTTTGCTCTCTCTTTTGCTTTTCGACTAAACTCTCTATATTTCTTTTCATCATCCAAGTCGCTAATCGCTTTAACCCAAGCTTTAATATCATCTCGTTTTTTGACATAAATAGCAGCTTTACCGCAGTTCTCCAAAAGGCCAGGTGTCTCGGTGCATATCACCGGAATACCACTACTCATAGCCTCTGTTGCCGTTATGCCCCAACTCTCATACTCACTTGGCATAACAAGTATCCGAGTGATAGCATAATAATCCTTAATGTTCACACTTTTCTCAACTATCCTCACATTTGGCAACTTAGGTATGATTTGCTCATCATAAGAGCCAATGACACCTAAGAACTTCTTATTTGCCATCGCTTTCGCTATTTGCTCAAATATCTCCCCACCTTTGTTCTTGTTCAAGTTAATCAAAGTAATGTACTCATTTTTGATAGGGTCTATGCCCAAGTCAAAATAACGATAGTCGGTAGGTGGAGGCAATATAAAGTTACTAAAATTATAATTAAGTAAGTCTTTTAACCAAAAAGAATTATAAATAATGTGTTGTGGCTTCTCGGCCATTATAATCTCTGGGTATGGATGGCTATTATGTATAAGATGAAAAACAGGCTTTTTATACATTTTTGCCGTGTGTATTGTCCATCTTGTGTAATCCAAATGGGTAAATACCCCATCGCACCACCTCATCAACCCATCTATTACATTAGTATTAGGAGGGAACACATCCACCCCGTCAAAAGTGTAATTATTACTTATTTTATAATGATTTGCTTGATGCAATAAAACTCGCACATTATGGCCTTTGCTAATCAAATGTTTTGCTATCCCATGTATCATGGTTTCAGCTCCGCAAAGATGCTTAGGTGGATAAAGATGTACGCTTAATAGAAAGTTCATAGTTTATAGTATATTATATCTGCTTCAATCAATTCATATTTATAATTAGGCCACTTATTGGAAAATATACTTATGAAATCACTATCTAAATAGTGTGTTTCGAATTTCAATTTTTTTATATTATACTTTTCTAAATCTATGCTATTTACAATTCTTTGGTCATATCCTTCACAATCTATTTGTAGATATTCAATCTCTTTAATATCCCATTTTTCGCATAAATCATTAAATGTCAAACTTTTACAAGAAAGTATTACTAAGTCTTTATTATCAACTTTTTTTAAATATTTATTTATTGGTTCGCCGTTTTCTATAACACTACTGCAACCCTTATAAAAATATTCGTAATTATTTAATGAATTTATATCTAAATATGCTAATTCAATATTTTCATGTTTGTCGCTTATTGGTGAATTTTCAAAACAAACTTCAGTATTTAATCTATGTGCATTTAATTTTAATAAATTAAAATAATGCGGTACAGGTTCAACAAATAATACTTTTTTGTAATTATTTAAGGTATCAAATATATCATCAAATGATACCCCATCCATAGCTCCTATAATAACTGCATTCATAAAAACAAAAATAGGGAGCGACCACCTGGCCGCCCCCATTTAGAACCATAACAATCAAACCCGATTAGATAGCTCCGTAAACAGCGGCAGTTGGTTGGAACTGGAGGAGTTCGCAACGAGCCTCGCAACGGAAGGTAATGAGGTTTTTGATAAAGTCATCTTGGTCGAACTCGGTAGAACGAACCGCGAGACCACTTTGTTGTGCGATAGCAAACTTAGTGGTATCCATCACATAAATCTTGGAAGCAGTAACCAAGCTATGAGGGATAACGGGAACGCCTACGATACGAACGTTACCATTCTGGTCGATAACCATGCCACCAGGGATAGAGTAATCGGATGGCTTGGTTTTCAACAAACCAGCCCAACCAGCGTGTGTGGTCAAGGAAAGATTTGGAGTCCAGTTCAACGCGCCCAATTGAGCTACATAATCAATGAACTTCTCAGCGGTGTTAGCACCAGAAGAAGAACCTGCGGTAGCAGAAGCGGCGATGGCGTTGAGGTAATATGTATCTTCAGCCTTTTGGAAGTCTTCGATCAAAGACTGCTGCAAATAAGCTTGCAAGAAAGGAAGGTCATCAATCATCTGACGAGA